ATGACTTGCACAATGCCTGTGTATGTTGCAACTCCTGCGTCGTTAAATACTGCATGGCCAACTGTTGTTCCACTGGTTGTAGCCATTGTCAAAGAGTTTGGAATTGTCATTGACACAGGGTCACCGACTGCACTGGTTGATCCGAGGGTGAAAGCAGTTTGAATCCAAAGCATTTTGTTGATGATTACATATTGCCCAACGCTTGTTCCGTTGCCTGTTGTGAGGTTGGTGTAGTTGGGGGTGAACGATGTCCAAACGCCTGTTGCGTTTAGTTCTGCTGCGGTCAAGATTTGACCTGCAACGAATGTTCCGTATGTTGCCATGTTTTGTCTCCTTTAGAAACTTAAAAGGTTGTTGTCGAGCGTTCCGAAAATTGCATCGTCAAGGGTTAAGTATTGGTTGCCGTCCGTACTTTCAAAAGTGTACGAAACAATGTGAGACCCTGGAACGATTCGGTGTTCAATTCCTGAAGTGATTAGGGTCTGCGATTCTGTGAGCGGGGTTCCGGTGTTGTAATCCTTTTGGACTGTCACGATTGACGTCAGGTCAATGGCAAATATGGTTGCCCATTGCGCGGAAGTAAGAGCTGCAAGTTCGCATGAGACGCCTGTGAAGCGGACAACGGGGTTGCGGTATTTGCCAAGGAGGTACGCGCCGAGACCGTTGACTTCTGAGGTCGTGGAGTTGAGCAGACTAAGAAGGTTGTAGTTCTGCGCCTGATACAAAGAGATTGACGTCGAGTCGGAGTTTGTTTGCGCCGCTCCTGCGGGCGATTGCGTCACGATGTAGTTGTAGAGCAATTCTGATCCGTATTGGTTAACCAGGCTCATATATGGGATGCCTGTGCCGTTGGTCGTAAACGACGCGCCTGAGACGGGGTTGAGAACGCTTGACCTGCCCTTGAAGGTGAGGGTTCCGTCTGCTGAGGTGTAGAGATACCCCTGTTCGGAGGTGTTGACCTGCTGTAAATAGTTGAGGACGTTTGTGTCCTGAGAGACCGCGTAAGCCCCCAAAGTTGACGACCCTGTACCGATAGACCTTGCGCCCTGGTATGCAATCTCTGGACGGTCTAGAACGGCTTCTACGCGCAAGCCTGAAGTCTGTGCGGACGGGGTGAAGGCGTTGAGTTGCTGATTCGCCAGGGTGCCGAAGGCGTCAACGCATCGAGCAAACATTCTGCTTTGGTTGGCGTTTTGATAATCCAAGTCCCAATCCTCAACGAAGCCTGTGTAGATGGGGGTGCCGTTGGCGTAGATGATGATGGGGGAGCGAGGCAGAACGAACGGGTAGTAGATCGAGGAGGTGTTGAGCGGGTCAAGGATGCGGGAGTTGTTGTTGAAGACGACCTGTGCGGTTCCTGCGTTGAACTGGTCAAGTTGGCGATTGCGTCCGCGCTTGATGTTGACCGACAGAACAAGCGAGGTGAGGTCGGCGTATGCAAGTCCGCCCAGGGTGCCTGTGTTGAGTAGACCGAAGACGGCGTCGTTGAGTTGGAACGGTTGACCGAATCCTGTGGTTGTCTGGAATCCGACGAGGACTTGGTATGTGGGGACGGTCATTAGAAAGTTGCAGCAGGTGCGAAGACCTGTCCTGAGTTGCGTTGCGCTGCGAGGATGGCGTCGATGATGTCTTGACCAACTGTGGCAGGCGATGAGACGAGTCCTGCGTCCATGTTGATGGTGATGTTGCTGAATGGGCCGATACCGCCAATGCCTGCGTTCTCAAAGCCTCCTGCGTTGCCTGACGTGTTGTCAAAGATTGGTGGCGCGCTGCTCTGTGGTTTGCCTGGCGCAGCTGCTGCAACGGTTGCTGGAGTCAATGCAGTTGGGATTGCAGGCGCGTTTTTTTGTGATTCTTCAAACGCGCGAACGCTTGACGTTGCTCCGCCACCGCCACCGCCACCGCCAATTTTGGGAACACTGAAACCTTTTCCTGCAAGAGCAGCCCCGACGACGCCTGTGTATTTAATCCAATCTGGAAACTGAAAACTAAAACCGCCAACTGTGTTATTCCAGCCGTCTTTTATTTGATTAAAAACTGCCATGACGATTGAACCAAGGAATTGAAAATATGGAACGGCAACATTCATGACGTACCATTTAATGGCTCCAAAAATGTTGTCAACAACCGCGCGAAATCCTTCAAATTTTGTGTACGCAATTGCTAAGGCCGCAACAACAAGACCCACCGCAATAACTATTAAGCCAATTGGGTTAAGAGACATAGCAATGTTAATTGCAACAACTGATGCTGCAACTGCTGCTAATGCTCCTGCAATAATTGTAAAAGTTTGTGGGTTGTCTTGCGCCCATGTAGCAAGCGTCTGCAGGAAAGGCAGTACGGCTTCAACTGCCGGCAAAAGGGCTGCGCCAATTGTTTCTTTAGTTTCGTCAAGTTGAATTTTCATTAACTTAAACTTGCCTGCAGTCGTGTCTGCTGCATCTGATGCTGCCCCGCCAAAGGTCTTAGACATTTTTGCCATTACGTCATCAAGCGATGCGCCGTCTCTAATCATGTCGCGAAGTTCTGGAGAGATTTTGGCAAGGGCAGTTAAGTTTCCACCGTATGCCTTTTCAAGAGCCCTTGTTGCTGTGTCAAGACTGATGCCTTTGGCTGCGGAAATGTCCATTGCAGCTGCTGCCAATTCCTGCGCCTTGGTGATGTCGCCAGTTGCGCGAACAAGATCACCGAGAGCCGGACGAAGTTCGTCATCTGTTACTCCAAGCAATTTGCCCTGAATGGTAATCCAGTCTTCGTTCATTGCTATTTGGTCGTCGGTTGCGCCTGTGGTGCGTTTGATTTGTTCAGCAAGTTTGTCCTGTGCTGCAGCATCGTCAATTGCTCCTTTAATTGCAAAACCAAGTGCAGTTGTTAAACCACCGAGAGCAGCAATTGCAGGCCCGGCTGCCCTCTTAATTGCAAACTGAGCCTTCTGCCCTGAAGTTTCCAAATTCTTAAATTCCTTGACGGCGGACGAAATTCCTCCTCCGTCAAATTCTGTAATAATTGGAATTGCGATTGTCATTTGAGTTCTCTTTCGACACGGGCTTTGACTTCATTAGTGGCGCGAAGCATTTCGCCTTCAATCTCGCGACGCTTGCGAAACACGGCAGGCCCAAGAATGCGCGTATGGTTTGGACGCAACTGCCCGAGAGAATCCCCAAGGCGGTTTCGGTTGGCTCGTCCCGCTGCCTCAAAGACCGCTGCTGCAACATTGGTCTGGGTGATGTAGATCAGAGACGTTGCTTCTCGAGAAGCGTCCACTTTCAACTTGACTCCAGAGACTGCTTTTGCCACAGAGAACGGGAATATCTTTTTGTTGGCTTGTTCCCATTTGCGCGCCATACCGGACAAAGGAACCTTTGTGTAACTGTTCTGGACTTCTTGGATGGCAGGTTGGGCGATGCGGGTTGCGTCAGCGGTGAACTGCTTACGAAGACCAGGCTCAATCTTGTTGAGCGAACGAATAGCGTCACGAACACCGACGACTTCAAGTGAAGTGTTTGCTGTCATCGTCTGCTCCTTTGTGATTTCTGCTGTTCGTTCAACACGTCAACAACCGTGAAGAGATCGTCTGTGTCGAATGGGATGTCGGGTGTCCAGTATCCAGTCGCGACAAGAACCTCCGCTAGTGAGCGTCGGAAACTGCCGCTTCTGTAAAAGACGGTGCGTCCTCCGACACGACCTCAATTGACTTGGTCTTTTTAATGAATTCGTCAAAGGCGAGCGGGGTGGTGATTCCCGCAGCTCGTGCAGATTCGAATGCAAAGAATGCAAGGTCTTCTGCGCCGATGCCGTTTGCGAGACTGGATGCTTGTCGTTTGAATTTGCGTTCCCATGCCACGACAACGAATAGATTCGTTTCGCATTCATAGGGGTCGCCTTCAATCGGTGTTACTTGTAGTCGGATTTTCATTGTTTCCCTCTTTCAATTATCAGGTGATGTCTCGCGCCCAGGTGCCGTTAGAGAACGAAATACTGGCTACGGCAAGGGTCCCGATAGAACTCATTATCACTGGAGCGGCGTCAAGTGTTGCCGAGGTAATCGTAAACTCTGGATTGCTCGCAGACTCTGTGGTGCCTGATGGGGACACAACAATTGTGCATCCGCCAGCAGAGACGATTGCGCTCAAAAGTGTTTCGATCTCGGTTGTGCCGTAGGAAAGATAGAGGTCAAGGTTGACCGCGACGCTCTGCAAACCTTTCACCGCCTGTCGGCCTGTATCTGCGAGCGATGTTGACTCGAGAAGTTCGAAGCCGACCATGACTTCACATTTCGAGAGTTGATCCGAAACGTCGACGGCTGCTCCGCCAGTTGGGGTGATTGAGCAGGTTGCACCTGACAGGAATGTACTTGTTGCCATGATGGCTCCTTAATTTCGTTTCACGGCGATTGCCACCGTGAGGTCATATGTGGGTATATCTTGCCCGCCGTAGTTTGCATTGCCTGGACGGGCGTCTGTAACTGCGATGGGCGAGTTCATGATTGTGTCAACTGTTGACATGAGGTAGTCGCCTGAGTCTTGATTGCCTGGAGGGGCTGCCAAGACTCGGACGGGTATCCGAAAGTCGCCGACGTTGTATGTGAATGAGGTCATGACGGGGAGTTCAATCATGACTGACATTGGGCGCGCGTTTCGGGGATCTGTGACGGGTTTGAGACCGAGAGCTGTGAGTTGTGTTTTGATGGCGTTGACTGCATCGACGAGGATTCCTGTTGCAGCCATTACGCGACCTGTGGTCTTCCGCAGCCGATGAGAGCCATGATGCGTCCCATAGTTGACGGGATTGGGATTGAAGACATTGCGTCAAATGAGGCAAAGGAGTCTGCTGATCCGCGTTCGCGGTAAAGGGTTGCTGCGTACATGATTGTGCCGAGTTTGACGTCGGCACCTGGCACCGTTGATTGCGAGTCGGTGTATCCCGCTTCGCGACGCTTGCGAAAGATGTAGTTGTTTGCAGCGTTGACGCAGACCGTGATGAAGGCGGTGTCATTGGCCGAAGCGACGTCGATGCCGAGCCAACTGGTTACGTCACTAGAATTTACCCAACTTACGCTTGGCGTAAAAGTGACTGTGCCGGTAGCAGTAGATCGAGTAAAGTCGTCGCCTGCGTTGACATAAAGGAACTGGTAGAGACGAATTACATCGGAGTCAAATTCAAGGTCGCCCTCGTCAGATACTCCGATGAATTCAAAGTCTTGTGTTGAGACAACGGTATGTGTTCCAGAGAATCCATGTGATGCGCCTGCAACAACAACGGAATCTCCGACTTGGATGCCAGTCTCAACGAAGGTCTGAAAGACGGCGTACCCATCGAGGCGCGTATGAAACGCGAGATCGTAAGTAGCCATTATTCAGTCCCTTTAAGAGTTCGCCTGAATCAGACGAACGCAGCCTTGATGGTGAGCGTTGGGTCAATGACCTTCGATGCCCAGTACCCTCTAAACGCAATTTGGCGCGAGAGCTGAGAGGGCATCTCCACAGATATGGCCCCTTTTGCTAATTCATACGATTCAAGGGCACGAGGGTCAAGGATGGTCATGCCAGCAGAAGTCAAGTTGCGGTCAACTACGACGCGAAGACCGAAGGCGAATGCGCCCTGTGTCGATGCGACGTTGAGTGAACCGTAAGCGTTCATTGGGCCAACCTGTGGGAACAACGGACGATCTGCGGTGTCGCTGAGTGAACCCATCAACTTCCAGACGTTGGGTGATACTGCAAGGATTGACGGAAGGTTTCCGTTTGAACCCGAAAGGATGTCTGCAGCTGCGGTGTACATCCACTCGACCCAATATGCAGGGTCTGCGATTGATGCGT